ATGCTGTTTCTCTCCCCTACGCTCGTTTCTAGCCCGCCAATGGCAGATACAAAGCAATCGTGACGGATTTAAAAGGAAGTAGCCAAATAGACCCGTATCTAATTGGGGTTATGTTGGAAACGGCTTTAACTAGCGCAGACTGGATACTAAACACAGACGCGGCAGGCGTGGCACTAGCTCGACGGCTTGCCCATGCACTTGATATTAGTTTTAATACTGGGGAACTAAAAGAAGTGCCCGCGCTCGCTGCAAGGTTTACGCAAATACTGGCACAATTACATTTAACCGTGGAAACACGCACACAGGGCAATAAGGAAGAAGTAGAAAATGGACTTGGGTACGTCACCGACTATTTACGGGTTTTCCAAGCCCCGACTTCAAAGCCCAAACTTGAACTTACCAAGCGCGGGGCAAATAGTAAGCAACCTAGCTAAAGAATTTGGGCAGCCGCTTTTACCGTGGCAAGAGTATGTAATAGACGACGCTTTACAAATGACGCCTGACGGCAAATGGGCTAAATCAAATGTAGGTATTTTAGTAGCCCGCCAAAATGGAAAAACGGCGTTAGTCAGGCAATTATTTTTAGCACACTTATATGTTTTTGGAAGTAAGCAAATTATTGCCATGGCACAGACTAGGCAACTAGCCCTAGATACTTTTAAACAAACGGTAGACCTAGCCGAAAGCCTAGACTGGACGCGGAAAAGGATTAAGCGGGTTAGTCGCACAAATGGGCAAGAAGAGTTAGAAGTCTATTGCCACCATTACCCGAAGAGCTGCTCGGAGAAATGTCAGAGAATTAGAAAGTACAGCATTAGGGCGGCAACTTCGGAAGGTTCACGCGGTAGCACGGCTAACTTACTTTATGTAGACGAATTAAGAGAGATTAGCGAAGAAGCGTGGCAAGCCGCTGTACCGCTAACCCGAACTACGGGCGGGCAGACTTGGATAACTTCAAATGCAGGAAGCGAAGCAAGCACGGTTTTAAACAGCCTAAGAACCCGCGCCCTTATGAACCAGTCGCCCCGTATGGGCTGGTATGAGTGGAGCGCCGCCGAAGGTTCGCAAGTGAACCCGCCCGACATTAGGGCTATACAACAGGCAAACCCAGCGCTTGGACATTTAATAGATATAGACAGCATTTTAGACAGCGCTAAATTTGATACTAAGGAAGCCTTCCAGACGGAGAGTTTATGTATGTTTGTTTCGTCAATGTCCAGCCCTTGGAATATGGATAAATGGAACGCAGGAGAAAAACAAATAACTATGCTTGACGGGCTTCCTACTTACATGGGATTAGACCTAAGTTTTAACCGAGAGAAAGCATATTTAGTTAGTGTCCAAGAACAGCCTGACAATAACCTAGCCGTATTCGTACATGAGTGGCACAAAGACGGCGGAATAAATGACGTGTTACTAGCTGGGGAAATTGCCGAACTTGCTAGACGCTTTAACCCGCGAATAGTTGCCTACGACCCAAACACAGCGGGATTTATTGCCCCGCACTTAGCCCGCGCCCAAGTACAGACCAGCCCCACGCCTTGGAGTGGCGCTAACTTTGCAATATCTTGCGACCAGACTTTAAACGCTATGAACAGCGGGCGGTTAATACACGCGGGGCAAGAAGTTATGTACGAACACTTGGTAGCCTGCGCCCGACGACCAGCAGGGGACGGCGGCTGGAGAATTGCCCGACGAGCTGCGACTAATCCAATTAGCGCCGCGGTTGCTTTAGTTATGGCAGTCGGACACGCTACGACACCACAGCCCGAAGCTGTGATAATGTCGGTTTAGCCTGTTTACAGGTTCTCCGAGGTTCGCGGCTAGTGCTACGAGGGGTCAAGAACTTGTGAACACTAGCCGCGACACGGTGAACAGGGTTACTTGCTGTTGCATAATTAGTGACAAATAAAATTAAAGCGCATACTGGCACTATGGGTTTACTGGGTGCTTTAGGTCTTACTTCCGAAATTAAAGCCGCACAGACAACGGTTACAGCCGCCGTTAATGTCTTACCTAGCCAAAACTTTGCGCCTTTATTTATGTCGCCATACACGACGCGGCAAGAAGCTATGGAAGTACCAGCAGTTGCCCGCGCTCGCTCAATTATTTGTGGCACGGCTGCAAGTCTTCCGCTACGGGCTTTTAATAAAATCAACGGGGCGCAAATTGACGGGCGAACGATTTTAACCCAGCCAGACCCAGCGCTACCTACTGCTGTAATGATGTCGTGGACGTTTGACGACCTTGTATTTCACGACGTCGCCTACTGGCAAGTTTTAGAATTATCCGCCGAAGATAACCGCCCGACCCGCGCCCGTCGTATAGACCCTATGCGGATTAGTTATAACACCGAAGGTTATAACAATGTAATTATTAACGGCTTTTTCCTAGACGGACAGCAACTACCCATGGCGGGGGTAGGTTCGCTAATTGTGTTTTACGGTCTCGGCACGGGCGGAATTTTGACCCGCGCAGGGCGAACCATTAAAACCGCTTTAGATTTAGAAAAAGCCGTTAGCCGTATGGCAGAAGAACCTAACCCCGCCATGTACATTAAAAACAGCGGTGTAGACCTGCCAGCAAGTCAAGTTAGCGCCCTGCTAAGTAATTGGAAGGCAGCCCGCGCCCAACGTGCTACCGCTTACCTATCTGGAAACTTAGAAGTAGAAACTTTCGGTTTTGACGCTAGCCAAATGGAACTAAGCGCAAACCGCATGAACACAGCCACCGAAATAGCGCGACTTATGAACATTCCCGCATGGTATCTAAATGCCGAAAGCACCAGTAGCACCTATAGCAATACCTTGCAGGAACGCAGAAGCCTTATAGACCTGTCCCTAATGCCGTTTTTAATTGCCGTAGAGCAGCGCCTAAGCATGGACGATATCACCCCAAGCACTCAAAAAGTCAGGTTTGAGGTAGAAGAGTATTTACGCGGTACAGCCTTGGAACGTATTGAAGTAACTGGGCGAATGTTAGAACTAGGTCTTATTGACATAAACGAAGCCCGACAAATGGAAGGGCTAGCCCCTAGAGGAAGTGAAACTAATGCTAATTAACTTTAACGGCAAGATAGTAGCCGCTGACGTACCAAACAGAACTATAACTGGCATGGTAGTACCGTTCGGCGTGGCAGGAAATACCAGCGCAGGCGCGGTTATTTTTGAAGCTGGAAGTTTCCAGCAATTTAAAGCCGAGGAAATTATTCTTAACCGCGAACACTCCCGTATCGCCCCGCTTGGTCGTGGCATTAGTGGCAGCGAGACTATAACCCCAGCGGGCATTTCAATGTCTTTTAAAATTGCTCCGACTAGCGCAGGTACAGACGCGCTTATAGAAGCCGCCGAAGGTTTACGCCCCGCTTTTAGTATTGAAGCCAGCGCGGACGAATACACCATAGACCAAGGCGTAATGAAAGTAACCGCTGCTACCTTGCAGCAGGTTGCTCACGTCACTAACCCCGCTTACAAAACAGCCTTAATTACCGACGTCGCAGCTAGTGACGAAGAAGACCCACAAACCACCGAAGCGGAAAAAGCCGCCGAGGAAGAACCACGAGGAGACCAAGTGGAAGAAACAACCGCACAAACGGCAGAAGAAGTTACCGCAGCCGCGGTTATTTCCGCCGCTGCTCCGTTGGCGTACACAACGCCGCGTAGCCCTATTAACACTCAAGCCCGCTTTCTAGAACATTCTATTAAGGCTTCTATGGGCAACCGCGAAAGCTCAGAATGGGTACAACACGCAAAGGCAGAAGACGCAAAGCATTTAGCTGCCGCGGATAATTCATTTACGACAAATCCAGCATTTAAGCCTATTCAGTACGTTTCAACCGTCGTAGATACCCAAATCGGTACACGCGGCGCTATCGACGCTATTGGAACGCGCTCATTACCACAGGCTGGTATGACGGTATCTATCCCAAAGATTACTACTTCGGGTTCGGTAGCAGAAACAGCCGAAGGCGCTTCACCTAGCGAAACAGGCATAGTTTCCAGTTATGTAGACGCAACCGTAAAAGCCTACAAGGGCTTGCAGCGTTATTCTGTCGAGCTCTTTGATAGAGCAGACCCCAGCTTTTACCAAGCTATGCTCTCAAATATGTTAAGAGTTTACGCTCAGGCAACAGAAGCCGCGGTAATTGCAGAACTAACAGCAGGCGGAACAGCAGGAACAGCAGTAGCGGCAGACGTAGACGGAATTGTGTCTTATGTCAAGACCGAAGCCCCAGCCGCTTACCTTGCAACTGGTGAACTAGCTACCCGTTATATCGCTGGTACTTCGCAATGGTCACTACTTATTGGAGCGCAAGACACTACCAAGCGCCCAATTTTCTCAGCTTCACAGCCTAGTAATTCCGCTGGTGCAGTTGGAACACAGTCACTACGCGGTAACGTCATGGGTCTAGACCTATTTGTATCCAATAAGGCTGTAAGTACCACTATTGACGAAAGCGCTTTTATCGTCGTACCTTCTGCAGTAGCCATTTACGAAAGCCCAGTTTTACAGCTTTCAACAAATGTACCTACTTCAGGCGAAATTGAAACAATGCTTTACGGCTACTTAGCCGTTAAGACACTTGTAGCAGGCGGCGTCCGTCGTTTCAACTTAACCTAATTTAGGTTATTAGCCGTAGGGGTGGTGCTGCCCTGTGCCACCCCTACACCCCAATACGAAAGGTAAGTTATGGCAATTATTAGCATTAGTGAACTAAAGGCTGTACTTGGTATTGGGTCAATCTATAGCGACGCGGTAGTGCAGCAAGTAGCAGACGCCGCTAGCGACATTATTTTAAGTTACCTAGACTTTAATCGGTCTAGCATAGTAGGCGTAGAAATTACTACAAACGTAGCAACTTTTTACACAGCCGAACCGCACGACTTTGTAGTAGGGCAGACAGTAACTACCGTAGGTTGCGGCGCAACTTTTAATGGTAACCAAGTTATTACAGTACGCAGGGCTTCAAGTTTTGACGCGGCATTAGTAAATGCAAACATAATACTTACGCCTATACGCCCTTATGGTCGGGCTACCCTGACTTCTCAAGCTGCGCTGTTTGATACAAACGCTAGCGTAAGAGAAGCCTGTTTAGCGCTAGCCGTAGATATTTGGGAAACACAGAAGGGCACTATGGGGCAGCAAGGCGTAGACTTTGCCCCAGCCCCATACCGCCTTGGGCGCTCAATGCTACAACGCGTAATGGGTCTACTAGGTAAAGACGTAGACACAAACGCCATGGTGGGTTAATGGCTAATTTAGTATCCTTACGCGACACCCTTGCTAGCACTTTAAGCGCCGCTGGTCGGGTAGTTTATGCGTTTCCGCGGGAGCAGATTACACCGCCCGCCATAGTGCTAGTACCTGCTAGCCCTTACATTACGCCCGTGTCTATCGGTGGGCTAAGTAATCGGCTAAACGTACGGTTTGCTTTAACCGTGGTGGTAGGCGCAGCAGATAACCAAGCCGCTTTAGCAAACATTGAAACTTTAATGCTAGACGTTTATAACGCCTTACCAAGTGGTACGGGGATTATTAACGGTTTTTCACAGCCCCAAATAGAAGAAGTAACGGGCAACCAAATGCTTACCAGCTCATTAACTATTGAATTGGTAACAACTAACTAACAAACAAAAGGAAGGGTTAGCCCAAAATGGCAACTTATATTACTGGTAGGGACTTAACCCTAACTATTAACAGCGTAAACTACGACGCGCAGGCTTCGACAGTAACGCTTACCACCGAACTAAACCAAGCCGTATTAGAAGTACTTTCGGGACGCGCTTACAAAACTATTGACCAGACGGCTACGCTTTCGGTTGAAATGTTCGCAGACTGGGGCGACGCTAGCTCAATATGTGACGCATTATGGGACGCGGCTTTAGCTGCGCCTGATACTGCCCTAGTTGCAACTTTTGAAGCCAACGGCAGTATTTTTACAATGGACGTATTTCCTAATTACCCAACAGTCGGCGGCGGCGCTGTAGACGTATTAACTACTACCGTAGAACTTGTAGTAGAAGACGGCACAGTAGTCCGCACTTAATTAGAGAGAACAGGGCACTACAAATGAAAATAACACTAGAAGTAAAAACTACAGACGGCGAAGAAACTATTTTAATTGCGTTAGTCCCCGATTTTATTATTTGGGAGCGACATAGTAAAAGAAAAATTAGCGACTTAGCCGCGGGTATAGGTATGGAAGACCTAGCTTTTTTAGCCTATTCCGTACTAAAGCGAAATGGTAAAAATTTAAAGCCTTTTGATAGTTGGATAAATTCGGTAGAGAATATCGAACCAATCGAGGAAGACCCAAAAGCCACGAGCTAGGAAGTTTACAACGGCTAGTAATAGAAATAGCAGTAGCCACGCAAACCGCCCCTAGCGCATGGGAAGACCGAAGCGCCGAAGACTTACTAACGGTATTAGAAATATTGGAAAGGAATAAAAAAAGTGGCTGAAAGAGAAACAATAACTTTTAAGGCAGACCCAAAAGACCTTAAACACTTGTATGCCGCTTTTAAGAACCTTACCGACGAAGCTAATAACGAATTAAAAAGCCAAGTAACGGCTATAAGCGCTTGGACGGCTGTTAAGATATACGACGCTGCAAGAACCGCAAAATATATGCCTATTCAAGCCGAACGGGTAGCCGATACCGTAAGGGCAAATAAAGACCGAATACCTAATATAACCGTGGGCGGTAGTAAACAAAACTTTAGCGGCGGCGCGGCGGTAGGCGAGGTTTTATTCGGTTCTGAATTTGGCGCAGAACCTTACCTAACTAAAAAGAAAAACGGCAGTAACTTAGGCGCTAATAGTTTTGGCAAAAATAAAGGGCGGCGCTTTCCACCTATGAGCCCGCCCTATAACGGCGGTAACGAAGGCTATTGGATTTTTCCAACACTACGCAAAGAACAGCCAACTATAACTAGCGCATGGATAACAGCAGTAGAAAGCGTTTTAAATAATTGGAGTAAAAACTAATGGCAAATATTAGAACCTTAAAACTGAACCTTTTAGCAGACGTTAGTAACTTCAATAAAGAACTAGCCACTACCCAAGATAAGTTAAAAGGTTTTCAAAACAGCCTTAAAAAAGCGGGTCAAGTTTCAACTATTGCCCTTGGTGGATTAGCTGCCGCGGGTTTTACAGCGGTTAAGGCAGCCGAAGAAGTAGCCGTAGCAAATGCCCGACTAGATAACATTCTTACAAGTATGGGGTACGCAGACGCTACCAAGCGGGTTACAGACTACGCCAGCGCCTTAGAAGTAACCACAGCCGTAGACGCCGAAGTAATTAAATTAACCCAAGCCAAATTAGCAACTTTTGCTAACCTTGCCGCAACAGTAGACACAGCAGGCGGGGCTTTTGATAGGGCAACAGTAGCGGCTTTAGACATGGCAGCCGCGGGTTTTGGAACAGCGGAAAGTAACGCGGTACAACTTGGTAAGGCGCTGGAAGACCCAATAAAAGGCATTAACGCTTTAACGCGCTCAGGCATAACTTTTACAGAAGAAGAAAAAAAGAAAATAGAAACGCTTGTAAAGTCGGGCGATTTATTAGCGGCTCAAACTATGGTCTTAGAAGCGATAGAAAAACAAGTAGGTGGTACGGCAGAAGCTACAGCCACGGGTTCGGCTAAAATGGCGCTAGCATTAGGTAACGTTTCCGAAGCAATAGGCGCGGCTTTACTACCTTTATTTACAGACTTATCGGCTAAAATTGTAGAACTTACACCCTTCTTAGAAGCTAACGCGGGTATGTTTTTAAAGGTAGGCGCTGCCATAGTTGTAGTTGCCGTAGCTGTAAAAACCTTGCAACTTGGAATAGCAGCCCTTAGTTTAGTTATGCAAATTGCCACGGGTATTACAGCCGCCTTTAACTTTGTTTTAGCCATGAACCCTATTGGGTTAATTGTGTTAGCAGTAGCCGCCTTAGCTGCTGCCTTCGTATTGGCTTACCAAAAAATAGAACCATTTAAAAACTTAATAGACGGTATTTTTGACAGCCTGCAAAGAGTAGGAAACGCGATAGCCAATAATCCGCTTACTAAAGGCATAGGCGCGATTATAAAAAACGTGTCAGGTAGAGCCGCAGGCGGTTCGGTTAGTGCAGGGCAAACCGTTAGGGTCGGGGAATTTGGCGCGGAATATTTCACACCTAATAGCTCAGGGGTAATACGCAGGGACGGCGGCGGCGCTGGTAATACCTTTATTTTTAATGGCGTTATAGACGGCGAAAGCGCCCGCCGAAGTATTGAAGAACTATTACAAAACAGCGCCCGACGTACTGGGGCAGTTAATTTTGTAGGCGCTACATTATGACGACTTACACGCCTTACCCAAAAGTTATCTTTGCGGGCGCGGTTGAGTATGTAGACAACACAATAAGCAGAATTAGCCTAGAACTTGGGCGGCGCAATATCTACGAGCAGGCGCAAGTAGGTATAGCAAGTATTAGCTTATGGACAGACGCAGACACGCCTTTAAACGTCAATCTTTCCGACAGCGTAGCCGTACAAATACAAAACACAAACGCAACTTATAACACGCTTTTTACTGGGACTATTTCCGACATTGAAATAACCTTGCCAGCCTACGGCGACATAGGTTCGGTAGCGAGTTACAAGATAACGGGCGTAGGCGTATTAGCGCAGCTCAATCGAAGGCTTACAGGCGCGGTTAATTACGCTAAAGAATTCGACGGTACAAGAATTTATAACATTTTATCGGACGCATTTTTACAAGACTGGGACGAAGTGCCGCCTACTTTAACTTGGTCTGCCGTTAGTAATATCGTGACTTGGGAAAGTTGGGACGCGACTAACGCGCTTTTACTTGATAACTTAGCCGCACAAATAGACGTAGTAGGCGACTACGAACTAGAAGCGTATAACGGTGGTCTTATTAACGCTTGGACACTAGCGCAAAATGCGGCTAATTCTGGTCGCGGCTTCTTGTATGAAGCTGACGACGGAACACTTTTTTACGATAGTTACAGCAGCAGGGCTACCCAAGTACCTTTAACACTTACTAGTGACGATTTACTAAGCGCAGGTTTAAGGCAGGCTGCTCAATGGTCGGAAGTAGTAAACGACGTAACGGTAACTTATAAAAACAATGGCGAAGCCTACGCAGCCGATTTTGTAAGCCAGCAGTCTTACGGGCAGCTTTCAGGCACACGGGCGACACAATTAGAAAACGCTATAGACGCGCAAAGTCAGGCAGAAGCCTTTTTAGAAAGCCGCGCCTACCCGCGTACCTACCCAGAGCGCCTAAGCGTAGCCCTGCACAGCCCGACGGTAAGCGACGCAACACGCGACGCTCTTATTTCTATGCACGTCGGGGCAAGTGTTTACACCCAAGATTTACCCGCCGTATTTGGTACTACTTTCGACGGGTTTGTAGAAGGTATGAGCTGGGACATAGACAGGTATACGGCAAAAGTAAGCCTTACCTGCTCCGCAATTTCAGAAACATACCCGCACTTAGTTTGGCTGCAAATAGCGCCTACCGTAACTTGGAACGGTTATACTCCAAGTACGACAGAATGGCAGGATTTATAATGGCTGGCACGACAAATTTCTATGGTATCTCGTATCCCACCTCAACAGATTATGTAAAAGACGGAGCGGTAGCAATTCAAACCGTAGCTACGGGGTTCGATAGCGCTGTAGCAATTCCGACTTATAACGCCCAAACAGGCACTACTTACACTTTTGTTTTATCCGACACAGGTAAGACAGTTACAGCTAGTAACGCCGCAGCTTCAATTTACACGATACCGCCTACGGCTTCCGTAGCGTGGACAGCAAACACTACTTTAAGGGTTTTAAACTTAGGCGCGGGAACGGTAACTTTTGCGGCAGGTGCAGGCGTAACCGTAACCAATACAGCCCAGACATTGACCCAATACCAATCGGCTAACTTAGTGCGGACAGGCTTAAACGCTTGGACAGTAACGCCAGATAGTGGCGCGGCATCTGCAACTGGTTTGACTTTAATTAGTACAACGACAATAGGCACAACGGTTTCAAGCGTGACAGTTACCGACGCTTTTAGTGCAACCTATGACAATTACAAAATCATCATTTCGGGCGGTGTCGGAAGTAATGACACAGAATTAGGAATGATTTTGGGCGCGACCGTTGCTGGTTATTATGAAGCTAGATGGGGCATAGGTTACGGCGGTGGCGCGCTAGTAGCGTATGGCACAAGCAACGGCGCAAAATGGACGGATGTTGGTGTTGCTAGAAGTACCAACGGTATTGATATGAACATGGACATATTTAGCCCGTTTATAGCAAAGAATACTTATTTTGATGCAAGGAGAATTAGCACAAACCAAACTTTTAAAGTGCAAGGATATTTGGCTAATACAACAAGTTACACAGGTTTTACCGTTAGCCCAATCGCGGGAACTTTAACAGGCGGAACTATTCGCGTTTATGGCTACACAAATTAAGGAATGACATGGCAACCACAACAGCAAAACCACTTATACAAATAGATGATGAAGTACGACCAATGACTACCGAGGAACACACAGCCTACAAAGCACAACAGGCAGAAAACGCCAAGGTGCAAGCCGAAGCCGAAGCAAAAGTGGCAGCGCGTGAGAGCGCATTGGCAAAACTTGCAGCCCTTGGTTTAACCCAAGCCGAAATAGCAGCACTTTAAACAGGAGAAAATAACATGACTTTTTTAACATGGTTAGCACATAGCCCACTAGCAAGTTTTATTAAAGTATTTGCAGCGGGCGGTTTAGGCTGGGTTTTAATTAACTTCCAGACGCTCGGACTTCACCCCGCTATAGCCCTTGGATTATCCGCTGGTCTGCCAATTATTATTAACTGGCTAAACCCCGAATACACCAATTACGGGCGCGAAAATGAAACCGACTAAAAAGGGAATAGTAACTTTTCCTTACGGCGTTAAATATAAAACTGGTGCAATTCATAAAGGCACAGATTTTAGAGCTGCGGTAGGCGATAACATTTACGCCGTCGTCGGTGGCGTCGTCGTACACGCTGGCAAACACGTTTATAAAAAGGGCTGGGGTCTGGCTTTTGGGCTGCACGTCATTGTAGAAAATGTTAAATTTCCAGACGGTAGCGCGGGATTATGGGCAGGCTATTGCCACCTATCTGAAGTAAAAGTTAAGGTAGGGCAAAAAGTCAAGCAAGGCGATATAGTCGGGCTTTCAGGTAATACAGGTAAAAGCACAGCGCCCCACCTACACTTACAAATTCTTTCGCAGCGTACTTGGTCACCAGTTAAGCACCGCAACCCCGATAAATGGGTAAAGGCGTGATTTTAATTGAAGTCGGGCAAGCTGCTGCGTCACTTATTGCCGTGGCTACTTTGTTTGGAATGTTTATAAAGTGGGCAGTAGTTAAGCCCATTAAGTTATACATAGACACGGCTACCGCTCAAATAGCCCCAAACGCTAACGGGGGACGCTCACTAAACGACCTTGTAGACAAGGTAGACGACCTTACGACCATGCTTGTAGCCCATATTAGCCACCACGACACGCCGAAATAATAAAAGTACTTGACAGCCTTGCAACAGTATGCAACACTAAAGAAACAGGGCAAACGAAAGGCAAGTAAATGAAAATTTACGACACAAAGCGCGGGGCACAAAATCAAGCTACGCGGTTAAATAAAGTTGAAAGCGCAAACAATACTCTTAAATTTTGGGAAGTTGAAAACGTTTTAGTAAACGCAAAAATAAAGTACGTTATCGGAGATTGCTCAACTGGCATAACAGAAATTTGGGGTTAGTGGAAAAATATCTAACAGCAAAACAAATGGCAGACAAGCTACAAGTCAATAGAACTACTTTGTGGCGCTGGGAGAAAAACGGAACACTTAAACCGCTTAAAATTGGCGGGGTAAAACGGTACAGTACCGACCAGTTAGACAAAAAATAACAAACTAGAGAAACAGGGCAAAAAATGTTTTTTAACGGATTTACTTTAATACTTATTATTATTTTCTTTGGCATTGGAATGTGGACAGGCATTCGGGCAGAACAGGCACACCAGCGCCAATTACGCGACAACTGGCTAGACGGCGAGAGCATAGAAGACCAGATGAAGCGCGACGGGTGGACGCTATGAGCTACGACATAAGCGACTATATAGACGTTAAGACCCGTATTGAATTGCTATATAAGAAGTTTGAAAACGCTTCTATACAGTTTGAGTTTAAAGGCGTAATGGAAGGTAACCCTGATTTTATTTGGGGTATTGCCTACGTTTACAGACACCCAGAAGACCCAAGACCAGCTACGGGAACTTGCAGCGAACTAGCCCAAGGTAAAACCGCTTTTACACGCGGTAGCGAATTGGCTAACTTGGAAACTTCCGCTATAGGTCGGGCTATTGGGGCGCTGGGTATTGGTCTGGGTAAGTCAATGGCTACCAAGCAAGAAGTAAACAGCGCTAAGGCTAGGCAGGTAGAACCGACGGTAAGCCACGAAATAGACCCGTGGGCGATACCAGAAGACCAGAATGTACCGACTTGCTTACATGGGGCTATGCGCCGTAAAACAGGGCTTAAAAAGGACGGTAAGCCTTACGCGGGGTATGTCTGCAGCGTAGGCGGTTTGGACGAGAGCTGCAAAGCCAAGTGGGATAGAACATGAGCGCATTTACCGAAGCGTTTACTTTAATATTAATTTTATTTTTATTGTGTGCCATTTTAGGGGGTCTAAATGCACGAGATTAGAAGCATGGAAACGCACCTAAAAAATACTTGGCAGTTTGACAAATGGGGCTTTACTTCAGGTATGGGCGACTTAATTACCCTTAGCGACGTAGACGGCTTTTACGCCTATTATTTGGAAACGGGCTATAAGTTTCTAATGGTTGAGATGAAGCATTGGGACGGACTAGGCGAAGTGCCCTACATGAACGAAAGAAGCGGGCAGGCTATAGCGCTAAGGCACTTAAGTCACCAGCGTAATTTTACGGTTCTAATAGGTTACGGGGACACTAGCAGCCAAGTCATACACGCCGCCCAAGTATGGAAATACGGCAAGACCTATGAAGTGGACTTTAAACAAGCCTTAGAAACTTGGTGGACACGATACAAGAATGACCGATAAACAAATTAAGCGCTGCACTTGCGGCGCTTGGTTATACAAAAAGAAGCTATGCGGCTTCTGTGAGAAATGGAGAAACAGGGCATGAACCAAGAACCTTTAGAAAAGTTATATGACGCGGGATTTACTAACGCGCTTATGCAGTTACGCGGGCTTATAGGGCAATTTATAGAAAAGCCAAATAGCCAAACTAATAAGGTATTTGAACTTATAACCGTAATGCTTGAAACAATACAAGATAAGGAAATATAAACATGAAACAAAGTTTTAGCTGGTCAGTTAAGTGTGACGTTTGCGCGTGGGAAATGCTCGGCTGGTCTGTCAAAGGGTTTGCCGAAGATGAAGCCAAAAGACACAAAATAAACGGCTGTATGGGAAATGATGAAAAATGAGCGAAGAGGTTTGGAAGAGCATTGAAGACAAAATAAAAGGGCATTACCTAGCCGCTCAACACTTGCCTACTTCGTGCCCAGAGTGTGCCAACATATTAGAGCCAGTAGATTACGGATTAGACCCAGACACAAACAGCCGTCTTTGGGCTACACATTGTTGCGGCAAGTGGACGGAATATTTAGAAAAGATAAGCGAACGAGAACTACCATAAAGAAGCGACACGCCCTACGCTTCCCAACATTAGGACGTGCCGCACATACTCACTAGATTACGAAGTCTGTTACAACTCACTACGAAGTATAACGTAGGCGCAGCTAATAACCGCGTAAACCGCCGTTTGAGGGCGTTACCTTCGTATGGATTTATAAGCCCATACAGGCAGAAATGCGAGCCTAAACGGTGTACTTGAAACGAGCCGCCCAAGTACTATTAACAAAACTTTTTAGGCATATGGCGCGGCTGGACATTAGTCCCCATGACGACCCACACGACAGCGACGGGTTAAGAAATGGTGTTAAGTAAAGCCATTCCTTGCCTACTCTAGCTCTGGGTTAAGACCTGCTAAGTTTAATTTATGAGTGAGTGGGTACAGATAGAAAAGCGCAGCTTATTGGAATACATAGCGCTCACCGAAAATCTAACCCGCGACCACGATAAACAAGTACAGGAACTAAGCGACATTAGAGCCTTAACCGACATAGTAAACGAAACTTGGCAACAGAAATTAGACCGCCTTGCAGACCTAATACTTGAGCAGCCATTAGAAGGCGATAGAACATATACCAAGGGACTTATAAAGGCTTACAACATAATGAAGGGCGCAATATGAGCATTAACGCTTTACGGGGTAATACGACTAAACGGGAGAGCCTACGAGCTCAAGCCTTCCGAATGTACGGGAAGACCTGTAACTATTGTGGAGATATAGGTTTAGAAGTAGACCACGTTATAGAACTGGCAGCAGGCGGAGAAAACAGTATAGAAAACCTGCAAGTATTGTGTAAACCTTGTCACAAAACAAAAACAATTAAATTCAATACAGGGCGATTTAAGGGCACTAGGGGCGTTTTTTCTACACCTACCGCAC